GTCGCTGAGGAGCTGGACGTCATCATCAAGAAGACGAACGACCTGAGCACCGCTCAGGCTCGTGAGAGCGAGGCCGCATCGGAGGCCAGCCGCGCGCAATCCCTCGCCATGCGCGCCGCGATCAAGGATTCCGAGTACCTGAACAAGACGCTCGACCAGCGCCAGCAGGTGCTGTCGCGCATCAGCGCTGCGCTCAAGGGCCAGTCGGTCCAGTCCCTCACCAAGCCTCAAGCCGACGTGCTCAACGCGCGCTACGGCCAGCTGGCAGTCACTGAATACTCAGGCGGCGCCCTCGCCGCTTCGTCGCAGGCTCAGGCGCAGAAGGTGGCGCTCGAAGAGGCCGAGGCAGAGAACGCGCGCTACCAGAAAGCGCTGCTGGAGATGGACAAGCGCACGCAAGCCGAGATCCTCGCGGATACACAGGCGGCGCAGGCGCAGATCGACGCCGCCATGCGCGCGAGCGCGGAGTTCCGTGCAAAGCTGAGCGCCGACGAACTGGCTAACTTCGAGACCGCGCGGCGGCTCGAAACGGCAATCTACGAAGAGGAGCTGGCGAAGCGTAAAGCCGCTGACGCAGCGGTCCTCGCGGAGCGCGCCGAGCGTGAATCGGCGGAAGCGGCAATGGTCGCTGCGGCAGCCGAGGAAGAGGCAGCCGTCCAGCGGGAAGTCGCGGCACAGTACATCTCGCAGCAAAAAGCAGCAGTCGCGGCCGCAAAACTTAGGGCTGCTGAACAAGCGGCAGCGGCAAGAGAAGCGGCAGCGGCAGAAGCAGCCGCGGCGGCGGATCGCGTCGCGAACTTCCAGACGGCGCTGGCTATCGAGAAGGAACTGGCGGCGGCCGAAGCCCAGCGCGCGGCGGCGTCAGCCAAGATCGGCGACTCGCTGATCCTGTCGCAGCGCGCCGAGCAGGACGCGGCCCACCTCGCCGCTCTGCGCGCGCAGGCGGCGGCCGAGAAGGAACTCGCCTCGATCGAGGCATCGCGCAACGCTGACCTCGTCGCGAGCGCCGCTTACCTGTCGAGCAGCGACGGCGCACGGCTGCGCATGCTCCAGCAGATTGCGGCGGCCGAGAAGCTCAGCGGCTCCACAGTGTCGAGCAACCCCTCGCTCGCGTCCAAGTTCCCGTCGGCCGCCCTCGCCGACTACACGACGGTGGGCGCCGCGCAGAAGACCGCGCACCAGCTCGCCGCGGACCTGGAGGCGGTGGGCACGGCAGGCGGCCACGCCGCAATCGGCTTCCACGCGACGGCAGGCACGGCGCGTGAGTTCACCACGATCATGAAGGATCTGTTCACCGGCGAGTGGTCGCGTATGGCCGCGTCGGTGACACGCCTGCTGACGATCTCGGGCACCTTCGACGGCATCCTGAGCGTCCTCGGCCTGTCGCTGTTCGCGGCGGGCACGGCAACCGCGGTAATGGCTGCAGCGGCGATCAAGGGGGCGATGGAGCAAAACCAGCTGAACCTCGCGCTCGCGCAGACCGGCGACATCGCCGGGACGACCGTCTCAGGGCTGGAGAGCATCGCTGAGGCTGCGGCGCACGCAGGCGGAACCATCGGCAGCGCCAAGGAGGTCGTGCTGGAGCTTGCGCAGAGCGGCAGGTACACCGCTGAGCAGATCCAGAAGATCGCAACGTCCGCTGGCATGCTTCAGGAAGCGGGCGGCAACGTCGAAAACTTCGTCAAGCAGGTCGAGTCGATCAAGGACAATCCGACCGAAGCGATCTACAAACTTAACGAGCAGTACCACTTCCTGACTGCTTCGACCTACGAGGCAATCGCGTCGGCAGAGCGCCACGGCGACGCCGTGAAGGCTGCAGGGCTCGCGGTCGACGACTTCAGCTCCGCGGTAGCAGACCGAACCAAGGATGTCGTCGAGAACCAAGGCCTGATGCTGGCCGGCTGGATCGAGATGAAGAAGCTCATCAGCGAGACGGTCGATGCGCTGGAGGGGCTTGGCCGCAAGTCGAGCATCGGGGAGCAGATCGCCAAGCTGCAGGCCGAGATCGCTTCAGACAAGGCGCAAGGCTCGTATCAGGACGGCGCGGGCGGCTTCCACGCTGCGGACACGCACGACAAGGAGAACCAGCTGTTCTTCTTGCAGGAGCAGCTGAAGTACGAGGACAGCGTCGCCAAGGCCAAGGGCGAGGCGGCAGAAAAGACGCGCCTGCAGGTTCAGGCCGAACGACTGCTCGACGCGGAGCGCAAGAAAGTAGCCTCGCCGGCCGACAAGCGAAAGGCTGAGGAAGAACGCCTCAGGCAGGGTCTCGCGCCGCTCGTCGGCCTGCCGAAGGATCAAGGCGGCATTACGCAGCAGGATGTCGACGACCTCGTTGCCAAGGCCAACGCCAAGTATCACGACAAGAAGGGTCCGCGCGGTCACATCGACCCGACGAACTACAACGCCGCACAGGAAGCGGCCAAGCTCGACGCTGCCGCACTGAAGGTCGCACAGGACCGCCTGGCGATCCTCAAGAGCATGGGCCTCGCTATCGCTGAGGCCAAGTACGCGAACATCGAGGATCTGCAGATCACCGCGGAGAAGTCGAGCTACGAAGCGTCGCGCCAGAAGATACTCAAGGAAATCCAGAACGCCGAGCGCAACGGCAACGCGAACAGCAAGCGGCAGCTGGAGGATTCGCTCTCAGGCCTTGAAAAGCAGCACAAGGCCAAGCTCACGCAGATCCAGCTCGACTACGAGGAGCAGAAGGTCGCGCGCGACACGCAGGCTGCCCTCCTGAACATCAACACGGTGCTCAGCGCGCGCACGGCGATCCTGAAGGATCTGGCGACGCTGTACGGCACGGCCAACGGCTACGACCAGAACGCGCTCGATAGCGCCGCTGAGATGGCCGCCGCGAAGAAGGCGCAGTACGCTCAGGCGGTGCAGTACCAGCAGCTCCTGCAGTCGGGCGCGTCGCAGGAAGAGATCGCGCTCGCGCGGCAGGCTAACGTGCTCTCGCTCGCGACGCAGATCTACGAGGTCGAGAAGGACCGCCAGAAACTGCTGATGGACAACGCGACGACGCTCGCGAACATCTACCAGCAGACTCTGAACGCGGTCGAGGAGCAGATCGGCGCGATCGAGAAGGGTCGCACGACGCTCGCTGACCAGGTAGTGAGCGGCTTCACGTCCGGTACGGTGAAGGCAAACGAGTCGCTGTTCGCGTCCTTCAAGTCGCCGCAGGCGTCGGAGAAGTACTCGCTGCGTGACTACACGTCGAATATCGGCGGCGGCATCTACGACTCGATCACGAGCCAGCTGTCCAAGTCGATGGCCGAGTCGGAGTTGAAGGGCTTCCAGAGCCTCCTGAAGGCCGTCGGGGTGACGTCGACCGCGGACGCTGCGCGCGAGAAGGCGCAGCAGGATCTCGCGGTCAATACGCAGTCGATGACCGAGTCGTTGGGTGTCACGATTCCGGACCTGCTCAAGCAGATGCTTGGCTACCTTGACGGCACGACCCCGCAGTCGGCGCCGGCCGGTACCGCAGCCCTCGGTGCAGGCGGTGCGGCGCAGTCCGCCACGACTGGCAGCGGGGCGCCTTACGGCTTTGGCTCAAGCACCAGCGACCCAGGCGCAATGAGCAAGCAGCTGGACGCGGCCAGCGACAGCATGAAGGACCTCAAGCAGACGGGCTCCGACACGTTCAGCATGCTGGGCATGAACGCGACGCAGTTCTCGGGCCTCTTCTACACCGGCATCGTGGCCGCGACTAGCGGCGGTAAGGAAGCATTCAAAAACTTCGCGGCGTACGCGATCGAAAAGCTGCTTGAACTGTATGTGATCCAGAAGCTCGTCGGCCTTGCCACCAGCGCATTCGCTGGTGCGGCGGGTAGCGAGAACGCGGGCGCATCGGCCACCAGCACTCCAGACGACCTGATCTCGGGCTACACGGGCCACGCCGACGGCACGAGCTACGTTGACTCGAAGGGCTACGTCACCGCGCCGGGCGGATCGCGCGACGACACTGCGATCGTGAGGCTGTCGCATGGCGAGGCGGTACTGAACGCAGACGCGGTAAAGCGACTAGGTCGCCGCCGTATCGACGCAATCAACCAGGGCTCGTCGCGCTTTGCGGACGGCGGTGTGGTCGGCTCCTCGCCGTACTCTGGAACCACCTCGGGCGGCGGCAACATGTCGGTCGCAATCAACGTGGACGCGTCGAGCAAGGGCGGTGCCCCAGGAGACATGCAGAAAGCCGCGCAGAACGGCCAGATTTCGAAGGAACTGGAAGGCGCAGTGCTGGCGGTGTTCTCCAAGTACGCTCAGCCGGGCGGCCAGATTTATACGCAGATCAAACAGCTGACACGATAAATGGCAAACGACCTCGAAATATTCGAATGGGTGGGCACCTACGGCGGGAACAAGGCGTTCACCCCCAACCTGCTGACCGCTGACTTCGCCGAGGGCTATTCACAGGACACGCCCAACGGCATAAACTCGACGCCCGAGACCGTCACCCTGACGTTTCAGCTCAGTCCGGATCATGCTGAGGACTGCTACCAGTTTCTCAAGCGGCAGGGCGGCTACAAGCGGTTCTGGATGACGCTGCCCGACGCTGTCGACCCGGTCAAGGTAAAGACGGTGGGCGAGGTGAAGAAGGAGTACACGAGCTGGGGCTGGTACACGGTGACAGCCGTATTCAAACAACAATTCGACCCGAACTGACATGCCCATCGCCGACACAATCCAGACTGAGGGGATGAAGCTCTCGACCGACGCACTGGTCGAGCTGTACATCCTCGACCTGAACTCCATCGGGCTCGCCAGCGTGCAGTACTTTCACTGCGGCACCAACGAGAACTATCAGCCGATCGTGTTTCAGGGCATCACCTACACGCCCTTCCCTGTTCAGGTTACAGGCTTCGAGTCCAACGGTCAGGGCACGCTGCCGACGCCGTCTCTCAAGGTATCGAACATAGGCGGCGCTATTTCGCAGACCATCATTCAGTACAACGACATGGTTGGGGCGAAGCTCACGCGCAAACGCACGTTCAGGAAGTTCCTCGACGGCGAGCCGCTCGCGAATCCGACGATGGAGTATCCGCTCGACATTTTCTTCATCGGGCGCAAGACGGGAGAGAACGCAGACGTGGTCACGTTCGACCTCGTCTCCTCGTTCGACCTCGCAGGCCTGACGCTGCCCTCGCGCCAGGTGATCCAGAACAGCTGCCCGTGGGTCTACAAATCCGCCGAGTGCAGCTGGGTGCCTATCGCTGGGTTCTATTTTGACGCCAACGATCAGCCGGTAACACCGGGAGCCGACGTGTGCGGCAAGCGGCTAGACAGCTGCAAGTGCCGGTTCGCCTCGCGCGGCGCCAACCCTGACCTGCCGTTCGGGGGATTCCCCGGCGTGCGGCGGTACACCTGAGAAAACCGGAGTCAACTATGGCTAACGCTGCCGACATCACACTCATACGCCAGATGCTCGCTATCGCCCAGCAGGAGCACGAGGCAAACCCGGAAGCGCCTAAAGAACGCTGCGGGGTGGTCATCAAGACTCCGGAAGGCGAGGTCAAGCTGGTCGAATGCGCCAACGTGTCTGTCAACCCGGAGTACCGCTTCCGCATCAGCCCGGTAGAGTGGGCGCAGCTGTACATGAACAACGAGATCCTCGAAGTTTGGCACACGCACAACAACCAGAGCGCGGCGCCGAGTCAGGCGGATCTCGTTGAGATGGAGAAAACGAACCTGCCGTGGCACATCGTGAGCTGGCCTGAGGGCGGCCACAGCTACACGGTGCCGACCGGCTACGTCGCGCCGTACGAGGGTCGCATGTTTTACCACGGCGTGCTGGACTGCTACGCGCTGTGCAGGGACTGGTACAGCCGGGAGATGGGTATCGAGTTGATGGAGATCGAGCGGGAGAATTACTGGTGGAAGAAGGACCAGAACCTCTATCTCGACCACTTCGTCGAGAACGGCTTCGTCGAGGTCGCGCCCGAGGTGGACATGAAAAACCTGAAGCGCGGAGACGGTCTGCTGATGCAGGTTGGCTCGCGCGTGCCGAATCATGGTGCAATTTACATAGGCGACGGTAAAATCCTCCACCACGTGCAGGACCGTCTCTCCGAAATCACCAATTACGGCGGCGACTGGTTAAAGAGGACTACTCACCATCTTCGGCACAAGAGCCAACTATGAGCCGTCACATCGACAACACGACGACAGAGATCATCCTCGGGGGGACACTCGGGGAGCGCTACGGGCAAAGCCACCACTACGTGGCGCGCACGCCTGTGGAAGCGTTCCGCATGCTGTGCCTG